GACATCTTCTTGAAGATTAACTTCGTCATCAAGCCCCATAATTTCTTCATAAGAATCCACATCTTGCTTATTTGGATCAAAATCTTCTTCTAATGAAGGCAAGTTTGCTCCCATTTGCATTGGAAGTTTTGGTGAGATTGCCATTAATTATTTTCCAGAAATGTGTTTTTGAATAAGCATTTTGCTTATATCACGAAAAGGTTTTATTGTACCACCGTTTGCATAACCAGTGGGGTTGCTCATTATATCTACATTGGGCATTTGTGCTGGCTCTTGCGGTGAGTTTTTATCAATTACGGGAATTGGTGGTGGTGGAACTGGATTGTCATATGCATTTTGAAGCATATTTAAAAGTGGTGCATTTTGTGGATGGTTAATATATTGCATATTGGCTTTCATACCAGCCATATATTGTGGACTAGTTTGTTTATCTGCACTAATTCCTTCACCAAACCAATATCCAGATGGGTCGCCACCTTTTAATTTTGCTTTACGATGTGCATCATACACTGCAGATGCAAACCCAGCGGCAATTGGATCATATCCTTCTTTTACAATATTTCGATAAATTTCTAAAGATTTAGGATTACGGTAATCAAATTCGTTATATCCAAAATCGGGTCTTCCTTCTTTAAACAATGTGCCAGCCCAATGGCTTGGTGGAAGTTGTGGAACACCATATTTTTCACCAGCTCGCATTACACTAATCCAATTTCGCATTTCGTTAGCGTCTTGTTTGCTGGCAGTTGTTTCTAAACCTTCTTTAGTAGTATTTTTAGGAACAGTTCCTCTACGCCAATATTCTATAGGTTGTTTATCTTGATGAAAATAAAATTCTGGTGGTCCATGATATCTTGGCATAAAGACATCTGCTGGTAAATCTGGCGGGGGTTTATCCGCCATTGCTTGAAGAAGAATTTTAGGATTTATTGCTTTTAATGTTGCTTTTGCTTTTGGCATTGATGGTGGCGAACCTCCGCCTGCAAGATGCGGTATGCCCGCAAGCTCGAGAAGCATTTCGTGAGGGGATTTAAGAAGCGGAATCGTCATATCTATAACTACTTATGCAAAAATACTGCAGTGTTCGCCCTAAACAGCGTAGGGGTTGTATCTTTTTTTACGAAGCTCGTCGTCAATGTATTCAAATCCACGATCTGGTAAGAAATCCAATTGAATCCATCCAGAGTCCCTTAAAACCCTCAATGCTTGCGACAAAGTGTCCACATAGTCATCGTGCCCTCCGCTTTCAGGGAACGAACACACTTGCCGTATGAATCGTTTTGCCCAACTAGCAATCTCGCCCGGAATGTCTGGATCTTCTGGAATATACACTTTGCCCTTGGAAATGAGTGGTGCCACAATGTTCAAACGCTGCACCTTGTCCGCTCTGCCGGGGTTGTATCCACGCACAGGCACTCCCGCACCTTGGAGCTCTTGGATTAATGAAATACCAGCAGACTTATCTTCCATTAGGATTAAGTCAGCTTTTCTCCCCTTACCAAAGGTGTTGTCTGCACCATACACCACCTCTTTAAAGTCATCGATTACTTTACGGCGCAACTCAGGATAGCCAAGGTGCGCATCCCACGCATCCAAAAGAATGATGGCGGTACCAATGTCGGTAGACTCAAATACCCCCCACACAGTGCAAGCAGTGGGGTCATTAGCTGTTTTCTCCGAAGTGGCGGGATCGTAACTAGCGATGAGGTACTCTAGCGTAGGGGTAGGCTTTTTGGCTGGCCACATCTTGAACCATTTACGCTTGACAATACCAGCGTCTTCTGGGTCAAGGATGGCACCATAGATCTCTTGCTTACCAAGGTCAGTGCCGTCATAGGTTTCTAACGCTTTGAAGAACGATTCGGATAGGTTAGCTCTGTTGGCATATGAGCTGGCGTTGACCACATACACATCGCCTCCCACTTTGCCTTCATTTAGATCGACGATCAGTTCACGAGGCTTAGGAGTTGTAGTAACAATCTGCTGTACCCTTGGTATGCGAGGGTCACGCAAACGCATGGTGAACTGCGACTGATCCCATGCATCGTCAAGGTAATCAAACGCAGCAAGCTCGTCAAACCAGCCACCATGGAACTGTTTACCACGATACCGCTCTGGCTCAGATCCTGGTATGCCTTGGATCATCGAACCGTTTTTAAGCGTAATTTCAAATAACGATTTGTTATAGGTTTCAATGAGTTCTGGAGGAATGATGTTGAGCAACCCTGAATCTCCCTCAAAACATGTTGCTCGAATGTCGTTTGAGGTTGGCGCTGTAACCAACCAGCGGGTGCCACCAAACATGGCTGCTCGCAAGCCAATCCAATTAGACGCAGTGTACGTCTTACCAGCACCACGCCCAGCTAGCATCAACATGGTGTTGTACTCTCCGTCTTCTGGCTCACGCTGGTGGGGTAACGCCGCTAACTCCCAACGCACCCTCCATAATGCTAGGGCAAGCTGGTCTTTAGGCCAGTGCTGTTTGGACGCTGCAAAAGACGCTAAGATCTTTTCTTGTTTTTGGTTTAATGCCATATTGGTAAAAACCCTTGACCAACTACGAACGGCACATCCGTTTCAATGTGCACCGCTGGTTTGGGTTCGATGCTCTCCACTTTGGTTATCATGCGCCTTTTGTTGCCTTTGGTGCGCTGTTTGTCTGGTTGCTGTAAATGCAACAATATATCGGTTTTAAAGGTTAACTGGTGGGTAAGTGATGTGCGGTTATCAAACACTTGCGTTTTCATACCCAGCGATTCACAGATCCCTTGCAAGGTAATCAAGAACCGCAAGCTACGACTAAAGATTAAAAAGCGATCTAGCTCTGGATTGTAACACCCTGGTTTTAACGCAACCAATCCTCTCAAAAACTCAATGCGCTGATCAACCGAACCAAAGGTGTATTCAACTGGCAGTTTGGTGGGAATGGTAGGATAGCGGGTTAGAAAGCTGACGTTAATCGATTGCTTAAAGGTCAGGGTGTTATTCTTGCGTTCTGTGTACCAGCCAACAGAGCGGATTTTCTTTTGGACATAATCAATCCAATCAGGCTCAAAGGTAAACTTTACTTTGGTGCCTTGTTTGGCTGCCCATAATCCCACAATGAACGGTGGCACAGGGTGGTCTTCATAAGGGAAATGTAATGGCTTGGCATTTTCAATTGAGAATATATTCCAGCCTCGTTTATCAATTAATCCTTTTTCAATAAACTGCTCGGGTGTATAGTACTTTTGAGTATAATGCCGTTTGTATTTACCTTTATGCCGAGATTCTCTTTGGCGGTTTTGCATGGTAAATGCTGGAAAGGTGGTGTGATTATCGACTTGGATATACACCCCATCCTTTAACTGCACATCAAACATTTGCTGGGGGGTATAATGCTGAACCAGTTTAATGGGGACAGGATAGCCATCCCAAGAATATACTAGATCGTCTTGGGTTAATTGATGCGCTAGTTTCCAACCACCAATAATCGGTACTGGCGTATCACTTGCTATTGCCAATTAGCCATTTCCTTTGCTGCCCAGTTATCTAACCAGATATTAATCGGGCCTCTTAATCGGTTGACAATTGGGATAGGCAACTTACGAACATCCATAAAACCGTTTACCGCCAAACGAAATTTCAAATATCTCAATACATCTGGGTCAATAATGTCCGAGGGTACATCGACTGTATCAAAAAAGTATTTACTGCACACCATTACCCGAATGCCACCAATGTCTTTATTGGGTAGTTCTAGCAAACCTTTGATTTGGTAAACATACAGGTTAGACATGGGCTTGGCTCATTTTGAACACACGAGGCAGCTTTCCAGCTTGCCGCCGTTTTTTCTCCTTCGCTGCCAGATCTCGCGCAATGGCTTTTTCAAATGCTTGCGGTGTGAGCCAGCGTTCGCCACGGAATCCGCTCGCAAGCAAGTCCGTGCGGTAGTTATAAAAATACATTCCGTTAAATACTTCTCCGAAGCGAAACGGTTGTTGGGTTCTAGGGTTTAGTCTCTTCATACATCTACTTATGCAAATTCTATACATTATACGCCCTATTGCATCCTGTCGCGTTCATCGTAGTTCTATACATACTGTGGCTCGGATAAGTTATTGATTCCAAAAAGAATTCCAGTTTAAAAGACACAGAAGACACAGAAGACAGGGTCAAATCGCATATTACCCCTATATATTTATTTTATTTTTTTAAATTAAAAATAAAAAATAAACAATTACTATGGATACCCTGTCTCCAAAACGCTAAAAACGCTATTTTTCTTTTTAGAATCATGGACTTACAGCGAGCCATAGTATGTATAGAACTATCCACAGTATGTATAGAAGCGTAAAAAACATTAATTAAATCAGTAACTTACAAACAGCCCAAAAGCCATAGAAGACAGGGAGTGTATAGAACTTAGAGAGCGTTCAATGTAGTTCTATACAAGTCTTAGGGTTTTTGCAAAAAAAAAATAGAAATTACAAAAAGCTTGCTTTTGGTGTGAGCCTCCCGCGCCCAAGAACAAGGGAGTCAAAAAGGGGTGTGTGGCTTAAAAACAACGCCCCCTTGCCTTGTTGCAGAATAACAACGCAGCAATCTGACATTATGCTGCACCGCAACATGGTGCAACGCAACATTGTGCTAAGTAAGTGAGTGGCCACTTACAACCTGGCAAGTGAGCAACTACTAACTTGGTGCAATGCAACATATTGCAACGCAACAATCTGCTAAGTAAGTAAGCGCTCACTTTGCTGCGTTACTAATGTAAGTGATTACTAACTTGGTGCAGCGCAACATCTTACCAGGTTAGTAAGTACCAACTAACAAGCGTGCGTGAGATGGCAAGAGGGAATTCTCTTATTGATTGTGCAATGCGACAATGTACCAATGTATTAATCTGTAACCCAGGGTTTACCCTATTAGGGTAAATATATTCTAAATTTACTGTATAACTGTTTTAAAATTGTGATAGAGCAGTAAATTTTAAACACTACATAAGGGAATATATGACAATCAATAAACCAAAAACACGCAAACCATTATTAGGGTTTGATACAAATGCGAAAACCGTAAAAGGGGAGCAATTAGGTTTTCTTACTGGAATACTCTATTTAGCACCTAGTGATATATCAGGTTTTCAGGTTTGCCCTATGGCAAAAATAGCACAATGCGAAAAAGCTTGTTTATATAGTGCTGGTAGAGGAGCGTTTACCAGTATTCAAAATGCAAGAATTAAAAAGACACAATACTTTTTTAATGATCGTCAAGATTTTATGCTTAACTTAGTTAAGGATATTGAAAAGGGTATTAAACAAGCTGATAAAGCTGGTTTAACTTTATTAATTCGTTTGAATGGTACAAGTGACATTAAATGGGAAAATGTACATTTTGATTATGAATTTATGAATGGCAAAATTAGATCCATTACTATTTTTGATCTATTCCCTGAAATACAATTCTATGATTACAGTAAACAAGTTAATAGAATAGATCTACCTAAAAATTATGATCTTACTTTTAGCTATAGCGGTGTAGTGTCATTTCAACCATATGTCAAAAAAGCAATAGATAATCAAATGAGAATTGCAACAGTATTTAGAAAAGTGGAAGACATTCCTACAAGCTTTTTAGGTTTGCCAGTAGTGAGCGGTGATAATTCAGATATTCGACATTTAGATAATCAGAATAGTATCGTGGCACTATACGCAAAGGGTAAAGCGAAAAAAGACTATAGCGGTTTTGTAGTAGATACAATTTAAGCAATTAGATAAAACCCTTATCCCTCCAATTGGAGGGTTTTTTATTGCCTAAAATTCTGGCCGTGGTATAAAAACAACACACAGGGTAAACCCCTATTGACAAGCCAAAGTGTTGCAGCAATACAACACCTGGCTAAGGGTAAACCCTAACGATCAGATCGATCCATATTGAACGATCGTCAACCCTCTAATACACTTATTCCAAGTCAACCCAAAACCTCCCAAAGCTTGTTTAAATCGTTTTTAGGGGTATAGTCAAATGAGAATAATTCTCAAATGGTAATTTGTTGCGTTGTATTAGGGTTAACCCTATTAGGGTTTTTAGTTTACCAAAATGTTAGGTAAAGCAATAAAATTGATGTATGCAGTAAATTTTAAACCATTAAACAAGGGAGCATAAACAAATGGAAAATAGATCAATTTCAAGCATTGCAAGAGATATAAAAAGAATATGGGCAAAGCCCTATTTTGGAGCTAAACCCTATTTAGATGCAATGGAATACTTAGATAACATTCATTCAAAATATATTTACGATGATGCTAGAAGTGTCATTATGTATTTTTTAGCAAATGCATCAACATTTAGAGGCAATGATGCCAAAGTATTAAAAGCGGAATTAAAAAACTTACTGAAAGGGGCATAAGCAAATGGATAATTATCAAGCAATTGGAATTGCAGAAGGTTTTATTGAATGCGACTCAGAAGAGCAAGTATTGCAAGCATGGCAATACTTGCATGACACTCGCATAGGTTATGGGTTACAAGGGTTTTTTGGTCGAACGCTCAACCAATTACTGGAAGAGGGTTTGATTAACCCCTAGGCAGCCTGGTTAGGGTTTACCCTTATTGACCTACTAAATACCATTCTATAGAGTGGTATTTGTTGGAGTCAGTAGTTTAATTTTAATTTAACAAGGGAGTATTAATTATGAAATCAGCAACAATCAAAAAATGTGGTCGTGGTGCAAATCAGTTTTATATCATGACTTTTTCTGAAAACAATGAAGTAAAGCATATTATCAGAATGACTAGATATACCCATGCCCTAGATCAAGCTAGAGGATGGAGAAAAGGTGAATAATTAAGGTAAATTTTTATTGACCTACTAAATACCATTCTATAGAGTGGTATTTGTTGGAGTCAGTAGTTAACTTAACAAGGGAGCAATTATGAAAGAATACAGAAAATCATTGTTTACATTGGATTATTTTGATGATGATCAACCTCACATTGAAGGTATTACATTTGATAGCACTTGGAATGGATGGGATTGTCCTTACTTTACTTATGAAAATAGTTTGTTAATCTCTAAAATTTTAAAAGATGACGAACAATACTGTATTGACAATGACATAGCTATTAATACGCTTACTTATGATCCAGTAAAAGATGCATTCATTTATATAGATGGATGCTATCCCGATGAAGGGGAAGAGATAACCCCTAGTATTATTGATGGTGTTAAATATTACCCTATTGGGGCATTTTCGTGGTGTTGGACTGAAGTAACTACAGAAGGGGAGCAAGTATGAATAAGCAATTTGAATGTTTTTGGGGTGATGGATATCGTAGTGATGATGGCAAATCTATCCTTGCATACCACGATATTGATTTTTTTAATGAATTGGTAGGATACGATCAAGAAAATATTGACGAAATAAACGATTTAGAAATAGGTGATCGTGCAGATTTTTCTTATATAACTGGTGAACATTGGGTGCGGAGGATAGCATGAAAATCTATCGTGCGTATTATGACAGTCGCAACTTTTCATTTGAGGCTTACAGTAAAACTGAAAAGTCGGCAAGATATCATTGCAAACAAGCATTACTAAAACATGGTGAGCAATCTAACCTTGAACCTGATTGGTTTATGTTTGGTGATGTAGATGGTATTGAATGTGACGAATATGAATTAGACAACCCTTATAGAGATCGGAGTATTGTGAAATGATTACTAGCAAAGTAGACGATTTATTCTTTTCAGTTAATGATATTTATACACAATGGGACGAAGGTAGCATTGAATACAATGAGGCAGAACAAATACTTATGAGGGTTTGTAAGAACTTTGTGCAACCTGACTCCATGCGTGACTGCAACACTTGCAACACTCGAACCAAGCATATTGGTAGCGTTTGTGCGCAGTGTAACCCTCCGCAGCCTGATCGCCAAGTTTCGCATTCCATTAAGTTTGACGATGTAGATGCAATGGTTTTATGGCTTTTAGAAAACGATGTAGATAACACTCCAATAACCTTAACTATTCATTTGGGAGAATGATATGATTGACTATTCAGCATTGTGGCAAAAAGGTAACGACATTTTTTATGAATGGGAATTGAATGCTTTTGAAAGTGGTGACACTCCATTTTCAGACGAAGATCGCCAGTTGTTTGTGACTGGATGGATTCAAGGCTATTTATTTCTTAATCAAGTGGAGGTAGTATGAAATATAACCATGCATTTACATTGGCTTTTAGTTTAGAATCTAATATGGATAACGCTGATGATGTGACTGCAAGTCAAGCACGATCAGCCATTTTAGAATTTTTGGATCGTTTATCTGATACCGAATTGATGGAAAACATTGGGTATCCTTATGACACTTATGAAATCGAGGAGGCAGCATGAAACCAATTGTATGGTTTGGTCGTATGACACATGGCACATTTACTATTGCTGGTGATTCAAATCCAATGGTGATTGTCGATCATGTTGATTTAGCAACACGCATGACAGAAGAAGAGGCAGATGATTACATGGTAATGCATGGCTATGATTCTTATTTGATGCCTGAAGTGTTTGGTGGTGAAATTGTGTATAGTGATCAATTTTGTGAAATTAAAAGAGCGGAGGATTATGTATGATTAACTGGGAAGAACAATTTGCAGATCAATTTATTGGTAAGCTGCTGGGTGACACAACACCTATAAAAGAGCGTGACATGGATGATGTATTGATGGAATTGGACAAATTGGAGAGCGATGATGAGTGACTATGATGCGTTAATTGATCAAGTAATTGATCAAATTAAAAGTGATATGTTGAGCGAAGATTACACCGCCATAGATGAACTTTTAAGATTTATACCAGTAAAACATTTAAAATCATTTTTATCGGAGGTAATATGAATTGGGAATTAATAGTTGCTTTTAATAGGGCAAAATATTTTAATAAAAAAGTAATTATTGAATATCGTTATGCCAACAATAGTATTTATCAAGGTAATATCCACTATATAGAGGCGGATTCATTAAAAGATTTTTATAAATCTATGAATGATGCAAACCAACAAATTTCTCACGCAAAAATTTACGAGGAGGTGGCATAATGGGTAACTTTTACGATGGCTGGTTAGAATCGGGTATCCAGGATGCCTACGATGACCAAGATGAGCGTGCTGAAAGAGTGGCTTATGAGGTCGAGCAAGATCTCAAACCTAATGGCCGATTTTACCCATTTGATCCGTCCAATTGGGCAGAGGCAATCTCTCAGATGGGCATGGAAGAACACTTGCAAGATATAGATCCGTCCGCAGCCCCACAAGAGTTGCGTGACAAAGTGGAAATTTACTGGAATGAAGTCGCAATCTATGTTAACGAAAGAGATGGTTATTAATGACTATAGTCGGATCAACTCTCAGATACCTTGGATTGTTTATCCTTGGGTACTTTGTTTTAGTTTATTTTGGATGGGATAACTATGAATTGCCACAATGGGTACTGATCTTTTTAGTTGCGTTCCATCGGTTTATTATTGACAATGTGCGTGCTTATCTTTCCAAATAGTGGTATACTTGCAACATTCCCTATTTGGAGATCACATTGAAAAGCCGTAAGAATGCATTAACCGATTACTTACAGTCCTTGTACAACATACCTACCTTGACCCAAGTGGAAGAGGTAGGTCTTGCTCACCTGATTGCTCAAGGTGATGATTATGCCTTGGAAAAGCTGGTGACTCACAACCTACGATTTGTAGTATCGGTCATTAAAAAGATGCCCAACTGGTCGCATTCCAATATGCCTATGGAAGACTTATTATCCTTTGGTAACGAGGCATTGATTAATGCAGCAAGGAAGTGGCAGCCCCAAGGCAAGATTAGATTTGCTAGTTATGCCAAGAAATTCATACAGTTAGATGTGCAGCGTGGTGTAGCAAACACCAAGAACATTATCCGGTTACCAGTAAACATTACTGAAGAGGTGCGTAGAATCAAATACGCAACCAGAATGCTTACCCAAGAACTCCAGCGCGCCCCAACAGAAAGGGAGCTTGCAACCAAGTTAAATGTTAGCCCAAATCGAATTGCTTACATTAACTCAATACTAAATAAAGAACCAGTAAGTCTGGAAATTTACAACTCCGAACATTTAGATCAAGAAGGGCAAGATGACTGAAGAACAAATTCGTGCGTATAAGCGGTTTATTCGTGCAAGAGATAAAGTTAAATTGGTGAAAACTAGGGATAATTTTAGTAAACCCTATATACCACACCGAGATTACCTTGATAGCGTGCATATTACTGGACTGAACCATCCGTTGTTTGTAGTTAATGATGAATGGATAGAATATAAAGAGGCATCGCTGGCATGGTGGGCCGTTGAGCCGCCATATCGGCATAAAGAGCGCCTAAGAGCAACAAGGGGCGATTATGGTGGTACAGATAGCTGGGAAGATCCAGCCGAAGTAGAAGAGTTAGATGTACTTTTTAAGGGAGAGCAATGAAACAATTTAGATATGAAGTGCGTGATCAAATGGGGATTGTGAGATGCCACGATAGCAAGTGGGATGCTTACAATCATGCTAAAAGTGATCCGACATTATGGGTCAAAGTCAACCAACAAGTAAAACCAAATCCGTTTATTGTTGCGTTCAATCAGTTAGGAAGTGCATTGATATGAAATACTTATCAGTATGCTCAGGAGTCGAGGCTGCCACCGTAGCATGGCACGACCTTGGTTGGACGCCAGTAGCATTTTCGGAGATTGAGAAGTTTCCGTCTGAGGTGCTGGCACATCATTATCCAAATGTCCCCAATGTGGGCGATATGACTAAATATAAGGAATGGAAACTAAATGACTCAATTGACCTTCTTGTTGGAGGAACACCCTGCCAATCATTCTCAGTCGCTGGCTTGCGCAAAGGACTTGAAGACCCAAGAGGCAACCTCATGCTCACCTATGTGGGAATTCTTGACAAGTTTAGACCCAAGTGGTGCGTATGGGAAAACGTGCCAGGTGTCCTTAGTTCCAACGAAGGACGGGACTTTGGTTCCTTCCTCGGGGCGTTGGT